GGGTTAGAGAGATACGTGCTAGTTGCCATGATTGCTCCTTAAGTTCTTTCTTGATAGTAGATGATTCGTGTTGCTTAGTTGTGGATTATGCGGTCTGGGCTTGGATGGCACAGTCAAGGTCGTAGCACGGGTACAACGCGCCGCCAATTTCAAGGCTTGACGGACGGCCAGCCATGACAATGATTGACGAGCCAAGCACGGTTGCCACAATGCTTAAGATTGATCGGAGCACCGGCAGACCTGCAGGCCCAGAGCCAATGACCTTGATCGGGAACTCAAGGCGCACAATGTTGCCATTGCCAAATGCTGTGGTGAAGTTTGGCGCGTCCAAATACACACAATTAGGTGCAAGTTTCGTTGGGTCGTTTACAACGCGCAGACCAGATAACGCGGTGAGCGTCGCTGTGACGTCATCAATTGCTTCGTTGAACAGGTCGGTGTAGGCCATTAGGCAACCGCTGGACGGGGAATACCTAAGAGCTGCTTAACGATCGGGGTCAGGCTTTGCTGTGGTGCTGAACCCATGCCGTCAAACGTGGCGTAGGTTGCCTCTATTGAGCCCCTAGAGCGCCATAGAGCGGCGCAATACATCAAGGTGCCTAATGTTGCATCTCCGCCTGGTGAGGTCGTTAGGGAGTCAATATAGCCCGACTCTTGACGCCTGCGAAAACAGAACTGATTGCCAGCTGACACGGATTGGGTTAGCAACGTGTAGTCGTCTGACGGGTTTGTGATCGTGATGCCCAAATAGGTCATGACCTGCGCCGCAGTAACCCACGTGCACACAGGGTCATTGGCAACAGTCCCAGATGCTGCAACACGGGAGACATCGCTTGCGGTCTTGGCATAAAGCACCTGATCGGCAATTGGGATGTTGTAGTCATACAACAGATCGCCTTGCGTGTCTGTACCTATAAACAAATACTGTGGCAATGCGCGCACGGTGTATGTGCCGTTGAATGTTGCATCAACAGAAGCAACCGTGATTGAACTGCCGACTGCAATTTCCGATGGGGTCAGAAGTTGCAGTACGGCAAAGTTGTCAATCAGGTACTTGTTAGTGACTGTGTATGTAGCCATGAGCGGTTGCTCCGCTCTCGACTAGGCCTGGGTGATCTTGCGAATCATTCCTGAGATTGCTGCGAAGGTTGAAACATAACCATAGAAGCTCATGTTGCGACCCAAGGTTGCTGGGTTCTCAAATGACTGCAAGCCACGGATTGATTCGTAGAACTCGTACGCATCGCCTTGGCCTTGACCTACGCGGGTGATGATCATGGTCTTGGCAGCGAAGTTGCTGTCAACTACCAATTGCAAGCCGAGTGGGTTGCCGTTCCATGAAGATGCGTTTGCGTTTCCAAGTGCGTTTTGACCGGTGAGGCCTGCGCCGATGAATGGGAATACTGGACGGCCTGTGCTGTCGGCGAGCTGTCCAAGTTGACCCCATACGTCTGGGCTTACGAACATGTGGGTTGGTGTCCAGTTGCGGTTTGTTGAAATGTCAACTGCGGAGTCGTAAACCGACTTCAGCAAGTCAGCAACGGTCAAGTCCCATACACCAGACGATGTTGCTGCGGAAAGCATGTTGTCTGCTGCAACGTTGTCTGATGCAATCATGTATTCGCCCATGAGGTCATTTAAGATCAACTGCATTGCCGATGGATTTGTGAAGTCAATGTCTTGTGCCGACAAAGTTACTTGTCCAGCAAGTGTTGTCTTAGTGACCGAGTTGCTTGCAATCACCATGGTTGTTGCAGATACTGAAGACAATTCACTTGCCTGTGATGCAACGCTTGTGTGCGTGGTGATCGTAGGACGGATAAATGTCTTTGACTGTCCGCTGTCTGGATAAGCGCGAGCGCCTACTGCATCGACTACTGGACGCAAAAAGTTCAGGTCTTGAACTAATGGCCCAAGAACTGGAGTTGGCAAAAGACCAGGTGTGTCAGTTGTAATGACGTCGCCTGCAGCTGCTTGCAACGCGGTGCGCTTTGACGCGGTGTGTTCTGCTACCGCAGCGTTCATGTTTTTAAAAGTGTCGCCACCGATATGGTAGGCGGCCATGAATTCGCCAGCGGATGGCAAAATAAATTCTTTTTTGGCCTGTGCGAAAATTGGTGCGGTTGGGATTGTTGCCTCAACTGCTGGAACGGTTGCTTCTGACATGGGTTCTATCTCCTGTTCTGGGACTACTTCTTCATTTAACACTACTTCTTCGGGCTCTTGGTGGATACTCGCTGCGACGGTGGCGATGTTGGCCATGTCACCGAACGCACCAATCGGAACAAGCGACAGCTCTGTCCAGTCCGCTGCTTCAATGATCATGGTGCCTGCTTCGTCGTATGAGAACTTGGTTGGGTTTACGCCAACAGATACTTGGTCAATCGTGCCGTCGGCAGCCATAACTAGCGCGTCATTGCCAAGGTTGGTGGCGCTGATCTTGGCGCTAAACATCATTCCTTGCTCGGTATCTACGCGCTCGGTCACAACACCAACTGGCATTGAAGCGTCGTGGTACATGAACAAGCGTGGTGCTTTGCCCTCAACTGGCAATGAGCCTGGACGGAAGATTACAGACGTTCCATCCGACACGGTTGCCGGCACGTTGTAGGGAACTGCTGTGCCCGAAATGGTGCGTCGTGGCGCGTCACCTTTGGCGGCGTCAAGCGTAAAATCTCCTGCGATTAATTTGATCATGATGCGATCTCCTCTTGCGTGTTTTCATTTATGTTTACATCTGTTCTGTCCATGGTGTCGGCCATAAAGTTTTCTTCTAGGTATTCATGCGCGTCAAACTCCACGTATGTTCCGCGCGGTAGCACGTTGTCCATTGACAGCGCGCCAGCGATTGCGTCGGCATACAATTTCACGCCAAATAGGTAGAGGTCTGCTCGAGCCTGCTGGGATGATTGATACGAATAAGCACCAGTAGCAACACCAACCAAATACGGTGGCACGTTTGCCAAGCGTGACATTTCTAGCGCCTGATATTGCGATGCTTCAATGAGCAACATTTTGTCAGGAGTTGAATTGGTTTCGGTGTAAGACAAGTATTCGTTAAGCGCCGCGGTCTGATTAGTTGCGCGTGCGGCGTTAAACGCCGAAGCCAAATCAGCAAGTTCTTGCGCGCTTAGTGGCTCGCCACCAGTCTGCTTCAATACGCCTGCAGGGATGCTTGACGATGCGTTGCGATTACGAGCTGCTTCAAGTTTGAGCGCGGTCTCAATAGCACCAGGTGCCGAGTAAATTAAGCCTTGCGCTGGAGACAAGAATTGCACAAGGTTGTAAGGGTCAATTTCTCCACCTTGGAAATACACCTGTGATGACGGGGCAAACCACACAGGGCCAGCCATGTCGGTCGTGGTGACTGAGCCTGCAGGCAGTCGAGTGAACGATGCCGGATAGCCGTCGGCGGTGCGCGAGGTGATGTACCAGAATGCGCGACCAAACATCATAAGGTCATCAAGAGTCCAAGACATTAAAAATTGAAATGAGACCTTTGGGTCTGGTCGGCGTATCCATGAACGTGGTGCGATGTACACCTTTTCCATGTCATCGCCGTTCCACATTTCGTTGTACATTTTCAACGGCATTGAGCCAATGACCGAGGCCATCAAGTCGCGCGCACGGTTGATTGTTGGCACGCTGATTGCTTGGTTGCGTGCTTCGCCTTCGCGATAGGTGTAGTACTGGCCAATCATGTTGACGCCAACATTTGACGACGAGTAACCAGGTGCAAAGCCACCAGCTGCAGCCGCCTTGTTTGGCGCTGGGCTTATTGCTGCTTTTTTGGTTTTGTTAAAGATCGCCATAGATACCACTCTGCCATATAGGTGGCAACCGCACGTGACTAATCCGATTCCGACAAAAGGCTAGAGCGTGCGGTCGCCGACGAGAATGTTAGTGGTTAACGGCCACAAGCATCGGTTTACCCGAGTGAACTGGTCGCGCGCACATTCCAATTCCCCAGACCATTGTTCGCGCCAACTCAATCGGCCCAGGTGATCGCTTGCTTGACAGCACGATCGTGTTGTCTGTGCGGACGGCGACGGCGCGCTGGACGTGTTCGGCAAGAAGTTTTTCTCCTGTGTGAAGTAGTCGTGCCTCGGCAATCATGTTCTTGGCAAGCGGTGTAAAGCGTCCAAGTTCGGCATAGCCAACAACGACTCGACGGCGCTCAATGTTTGGCGGGCAGGTGGCGTCCACGGTTGGCGACAGGGCAAACCTGATTGTCGGGTCTTTGGCTAGTTCTTGCACATTTTCCCAAAGCTCTGTAATTGACTCGGCAATAAATGCGACGGTGACGAGCACCCGACCGTCTGACAGGTTGACGCATCTGGTTGCGCTGTATCTGGAGTCATCTAGCGAAGACTCGATTGCCACAACGCCACCGCTAGGGATGTCCCCTGTGTATTCCAATGACGGCCAACGCCCTGGCTCAATCCATCCGCGCACAACCGATACCCATAAATTTAAACTGGCCCGTAAGAAACTCGCGCGATCGGGGTTTGTGGATTCTTGCCTAATGGTGTCCATGTCCAACGTGTAACCGAGCGCAGGATTACCCCACGCCCATGACGCAGGATGCAACGGGTCAAGGCTTGGGTCAGGCGACCACTCGGCCATGTACATCGTGGACGGTTCGCCTTTGTCAATGGCTCGAATGCCTGCCTCTCTCCAGCGCTGGAACAACACACTTTCTTCCGTCCCAGCTGTACTGAAAAAGCAAGCCAAAGGATTTTTGCGAGCGCGCTGTGCCGGCAGAAGACCGCCTTCAACAGAGTCTGGGTTGACGTCAAAAAGTTCGTCCACAATTACCAAGTCAATTGACATGCCGTGACCTTGGTTTGGCTTTAATGCTTTGACCCACCATTTGCTGCCGTCTGGCATGGTGGCCTGATAACGACCGTACGACTTGACGATCTTGGCGCCGTAGTACTCCTCAAGGATTGGTGCTAGATCGTCAAAGAGCAAACACGCAAGGTCTAGTCGGTGAGCACCAGACACGACGGTCTGTTTACCGCCACGTATCTTTGGCATCTCAACTAACCAAAATAGGATTAACGCTTGAATAATCGTGGTCTTGCCATTTTGACGGGCGACCGAAACAAGGCTCGAGCGATGCACAAACTTGTTATCGGCGTCAACCGCAAGCATCCCTTCAAGAGCATGTAGTTGCCACGGCATCAAATCAATCTGCAACACCTTCTTAGCCATGTCCCCCACAAGCCCAGCTAGTGAGCCGGCATGGTTAGGAACCATAGTTTCCAGTCTCGGCTGATCATGGCCAGTTACCGCTGGTTCAGGCTGGTTCAGGCCTTTTGCGACAAATTGTTGGA